ACTTAGATGAAAAGTTCACAATCAGTCCTAACGGCGGAGCAGCTTGGCATCTTATCCAGTGTCTTTCTGGAGATCAAACTGACGGATATGGCGGAGTCCCTGGTATTGGAGTCAAAAGAGCAGAGACTCTATTCAATAAGGAAGGGTACAGCTGGAAAACAGTGGTAAAAGCCTTTACAGATAAAGGTCTAAATGAATATGATGCTATTACTAATGCTAGATTAGCTAGAATACTAACTATTGACGACTATGACACAGAAAAACAGGAAGTCATCTTATGGACTCCCAGCCCCGATTACGAAGTTAACGTATGAACAAGATCTTAAGATGAGAATCTTAAAAGATAAGTTAAATGAAAACTACGATGATCATAAAGAGGATATAATAACCCTCTTCCTTGCCTTACAAAAACAAAACTTTGTACTGGGTAATTCACTCACTAATCTACTCGAAAAATGGAATACTATAGAAGAGGAAAGGTCGAAGTCTGGGATTTTATTCGGGATCAGGATCTAAGTTTCCACTTAGGTAATGCAATTAAATATATATGTAGAGCTGGTCATAAAGGTGGTCAGCTTAAACGATGCGAAGATTTAGAAAAAGCTATTCACTATTTACAAAATGAACTCCACCATGAAGAAGACTTTCTTATCCAATCAGGCGAAGGAATTCCGTTCACGATACAACCTGAAGAATGGAACGAACCTAAAACAGCGTACATATCAGAAGAATCTGATCGTAGAGGAATTTAAAGAATTTCTAGAAGCTGAAGGTATGCTGTTTAGGAATAATGCTGAATTCCCAGCTGAAGCTCTGAAAGAATTAGCAGACTTAGTTTATGTTTGCTACCAATATGCTGAGAACATGGGCTGGTTCTTAGATGAAGCATTAGATAGAGTACATGCTAGTAACATGTCTAAACTCGGTGAAGATGGCTTACCTATATACCGAGAAGATGGTAAGGTTCTTAAAGGACCAAACTATGCACCACCAAACTTAACTGATTTAATATAATGACAGAATTAATCTCCCGCACTGGTCGGGTCCAGTCTTGGCTGGATAACCCAGAATCTAGACTTCCAGTGAGCTGTACTGTGTTTGTTGTCGAAGACTCTATGGAGGGTGACAACGGCATTGAAGCCAGCTGGAGATTTGCCAGCCATGCCCTCAGAAATGGGGCAGGGTGTGCTATACACTTATCTAAATTACGTCCAAAAGGAGCTGACAATGGCCGTGGCTTGACAGCTAGTGGCCCAGTATCCTTTGGCAAAATCTACTCAGTACTAAACGAAATATTACGCAGAGGTGGTACCTACAAAAATGGTGCGATTGTTTTACATTTGGATATCGATCATCCTGATATCATCGACTTCATTACTACTCCTAGATCAGAACTCCCGTGGGTCAAAAGGTGTGTCGATATTTCAGACGAAAAATGGGCAAACACTGATTCGCTCACACGGGATGCGTTAATATATGGCATCAAATCTGGTGACATATGGTTAAATAAAATTAAACACGATAAAAACGGAGAAAGAATTTATGGCAACGTCTGTCTTGAGGTTTACTTGCCCTCACGTGGAACTTGCTTGTTACAGCATGTCAATCTCTCAGCCTGTCAAACCCAATCCATCAGAGAGGGTTTCATTAAAGGTATGTCCGAGTTGTGCAGCCTCCATAGCCGGACAGGTGTTGGAGCAACTGGAGAATACTTGTCGTCTGATATCGACAGACAAGTTGGCCTCGGTGTCCTCGGCCTCGCAAACCTCCTTGCACGACATAGCGTAACCTACGAACAATTTGGTAGAGCATTACAATGTGTGAATAATCATGGAGCTATTGTTACCAGAGCAGAACATATTGCCAGTGAACTTAGATATGGTATTGAAGCTGCCGCTGAAGTGGCTAGGGCTAATAATATGGTTAGAGCATTTTGCATTGCTCCGACAGCCTCTTGTAGTTATAGAAGCAAGGATTTGGATGGCTTTACGAGTACCCCAGAAATTGCACCGCCAATCTCTCGCTCTGTGGACAGAGATAGTGGGACATTCGGAGTGCAGACCTATAACTATGGACAAGTAGAGATAGCGAGTGAAGTAGGCTGGGAAGCTTACAAGAGAGTAGCAGATCAAATAATGATAATGTATGAGAAAACAGGACTTCTTCATGGCTATAGCTTTAACTCTTGGAGTGATGTTGTAGAATACGATGAGCAATTCGTGGAAGAGTGGTTGGCTTCGCCTCAAACCTCCTTATATTACAGCCTTCAGGTAATGGGAGACGTACAAGATAAAAGCGATGCGTATGCAGCATTAGATCAAGAAGACGTTGACGATTACTTGCAGGGTATTTTACAAGAAAACCCAATAACCTGCGATTGTCAAGAATGAAAAACCCTTATGAAAAATTACTCAATAGAAAGAGAACTTGGAACCCAGTCCAGACCACAGCTGGTAAGCTTAAGGATGGAGCCGAAGAAGCCATCTTCCGTGCCCTTGCAATACGGCATATGGAGCTACCAGTTGGCGAGTTTATTACAGAGGCACTTGAGAAAGATGTTCCCGACTCTGCACGAGTACTTCTAGAATCAAATGTTAAAGATGAGATCAAACATGATCTTGCCCTTACATATATCACGAACGCTATTGGCGTAGATTCACAATCAGAATTAGAAGCTCTCAGGCTACGTGATGCCTGGGAATCTCACCCTGACCACACTATATTAAAAGCATTGGTAGCGGAACGTGCTATTTTCTTTGTTATTTTGCCTTTCTTTAGGTTTTGTGGCGATCCTGGCCTCAGAACAGTATCAGCTGATATTTCCAGAGATGAACAAATACACGTGGCTTGTAACAGTCTCGTCTGTTCTGCTATGGGTCTACGCCCTAGTAATTCTCTGGACAAACTTAGGAAGGCCACAATTAATTGGATATTCCAACCTCTAGGTATAAATACTACCGATAAATATTTGGACAAAAATTTTTGGCTGGATTCATCAGACCGATTAATGTATGAGGGAAAAGCACCTCAACTTTCTGACACCAGATCAGCTCGTATGCCAGCCTTTTTCGAACATGCAAACACAAATTTACCCCAGTACGCTTAAGGTTTATTCCGATAAGCTAGATGGATTGGTAGCCGATCTTGAAGATAAATTTTCTTGGCAACCAGTCCATCCTAAAGAAGAAATTTCATCCATCATGTACCGAGCTGGTCAAGAAAGCGTGGTACAATATATTAAACAATTATTAGAGGACGATTAATATGTGTGTAAGAATTGGAGGTAAGAGTACTCCTATGCAAATGCCGCAACCTATTCAACCACGACTATCTAATGATAGAGCAGCTAAAGCAGCACCATTACCTGATGATAAAGATCTACTGGATCCTGATGAGGTAGCTGATGTTACTTTTGGTGGTAAGAATAAAAAACCTGAAACTCTAGCTACTAGAAAGACAGGTACACAAGCATTAAAAATACCATTAAATGTATCTGGTCAAGGGAGTAATATAAATGTATAAGGCAAGAGAAAGATATTCTAAGTTAGCTACTGACAGATCACAATTCTTAGAAACAGCTGTAGAATGTTCTGAACTTACCTTACCTTATCTAGTAATAGATGACTTAACTCAGCGTGGTGGTAAACAAAACCTACAACAACCTTGGCAATCAGTTGGAGCCAAAGCGGTTGTTACCTTAGCAGCTAAATTAATGTTAGCAATACTACCGCCACAGACTAGCTTCTTCAAACTACAAGTCAGAGATGATAAGTTAGGAGAAGAATTAGATCCAACAATGAGATCTGAATTAGATCTTTCTTTCTCTAAGATGGAAAGAATGATTATGGATTATATTGCTGCATCTAATGATAGAGTTGTAGTACATCAAGCATTAAAACATCTAATCGTATCAGGTAATGCCCTTATATTTATGGGTAAAGATGGGTTAAAACATTTCCCATTACAAAGATACGTTGTTAATAGAGATGGTAATGGTAACATAATAGAGATAGTAACTAAAGAATTAATTAGTCGTAAGGTATTAGGTCTTGAGTTGCCAGTACCAGTCCCCAACTCACCAGGAGATGATGGACATAAGACAGGCTCAGAAGATGACGACGTTGAAGTATACACTTGCGTTAAACTAGATGAAAGAAGTGGTCGTTGGGTTTGGCATCAGGAAGCAGAAGATATTATACTTCCTAATAGCCGTAGCACAGCACCAAAATCTGCTTCACCTTGGTTAGTTCTTCGCTTTAATACAGTCGATGGAGAGGACTACGGACGTGGTAGAGTTGAAGAGTTCTTAGGAGACCTTCGCTCACTTAATGGCCTATCACAGGCTCTTGTAGAGGGTGCTAGTGTAGCATCTAAAGTTATATTCCTAGTATCTCCTTCAGCTACTACTAAACCACAGACCTTATCCAAAGCTGGTAACGGTGCTATCATTCAAGGTAGACCAGAAGATGTAGGTGTAGTACAGGTAGGTAAAACTGCTGACTTTGCTACAGCTGCACAGTTAGCACAGCAAATAGAAAAAAGAATATTAGAAGCATTCCTTGTTATGAATGTTAGGGATGCTGAAAGAGTAACAGCAGAAGAAGTTAGGATGACTCAGCTAGAACTTGAACAAAGTTTAGGTGGTCTCTTCTCACTACTTACTGTAGAGTTCCTCATACCATACCTCAATAGAATACTACTTGTATTACAAAGGAATAATGAAATACCTAAGCTACCTAAAGATCTAGTAAGACCTAAGATAGTAGCTGGTGTTAATGCATTAGGTAGAGGACAAGATAGAGAAAGTTTAACTCAATTCATAACTACTATTACTCAAACATTAGGACCAGAAGCTTTATTAAAGTTCATAGATCCTAGTGAAGCTATAAAGAGATTAGCTGCAGCTCAAGGTATAGATGTATTAAATCTTGTAAACACACCTGAACAATTACAGCAGAATCTACAAGAACAACAGATGCAATATGCTAATAAGTCTCTAACAGATCAAGCAGGTCAACTAGCATCTACACCACTCATGGATGCGTCTAAAGATCCTGATGCTAAGGATCGTATCGATGCATTAAGTCAAGCAATTCAACCACCACAATAATTATGGCAGAAACATTAACATACGATCCTGGTACTAGCGAAGAAACTAATACTGAAAACCTATCTCAAGAAGAGCAAGAGTCTCTGAAAGTAGGTGAACAATTAGTAGAACAACAAGAGCAGTTATTAGCAGGTAAATATAAAGACGCAGAAGAATTAGAAAAAGCTTATGTTGAACTTCAAAAAAAGCTTGGAGAAAAAGGTACTGAAGATAGCGAGGAAGCTGGGGACACCGAATCTTCTGACAGAGAAACAGATACAGAAGAAGAGAAAGAAACTGAAGAAATATCTCCAGCGGCTGAACTAATAGTATCTGCTACAGAAGAGTTTGAGAAGTCAGGTGAATTAACTCCTGATACTATGGCTAAGTTCTCTGAAATGAGTAGTAAAGATTTAGTTGAAGCTTACATGCAAATGCAAGGTGATGTTACAGAAGATACTACTGCGCCTGTAGCTGATATATCTGATGCTCAAGTTAATCAAGTAAAGAACTTTGCTGGTGGAGAACAAGCCTATACTGATATAGTTAATTGGGCTAGTCAAAATCTAGATCAACAATCTATAGAAGCTTTTGATAGTATAGTCAATACTGGTAGTGTTGAAGCTATACAGTTAGCTGTGTCTGGATTGAAGAATCAGTATGAAGCAGCTAATGGTTATGAAGGTACTCTTTATTCAGGTAAAGCACCTAAAGAAGGTAGAGATGTATTCAGAAGTCAAGCTGAATTAGTACAAGCTATGGGTGATCCTAGATACGATAGAGACCCTGCATATAGACAAGACATTATAAATAAATTAGACCGATCTGACAACTTACAATTCTAATGGAGATTAATTATGGCAAGAGGAGATGGAGCAGCTGTTGTAGGATATGATCCTAAAAACAGAGCTGATGATATGCACGTAGAATACATGGTGCATGAGACAGGGGCTAGATGGTTTATACCATACAATAATAATGCAAGTACTGCTGATCAACTTGCTCAATGCGATAAGCTAGTTGGTGATACCGATGACGGTACAGTGGCAGGTAGTGAAACGGTGGTATCATAACCATGGCTGGTAAAAATTGGAATAGTCCTTTAAGTAAAAAAGAATTAGAAGAGATTCAAAAAAAACTTAAAGGTAAAGGTGGATCACCTGGTCAAGTCTGGAAGAAAAAGGCTTCTAGGAATAGATCGAAACTCGTAGCTGGTAATCCTAGTTTTGATATCAATGAGACACCAGCTACTCGTAGAACTAGAAAGATAAGAACATTACAAGAGCGTGGAGTTGGTGGAGAATCTGGTAATGCTAGTGATATACTAAAGAGAGGTATACAGTTACCAGATATTAAAGCTAAGAAGAGAAATAAAAATAATACTAGGTATACATAATGTCGAGAAATAAAATAGTACCAGGTCCAAAGGATGATCATTATGGTGAACCTAAAGGTACTAAATTTCAAAAGCTTTGGTTGAAGAGAAAAAATTGGGCTAAAAAGAAAAAAACTAATAGATCTAAACTAGCAACTTAAGTGTATCGTGGCGACCTGAACTTTCATCCTCGCCCATTAACTTACATTTATTTTAATGAACGACACAGAAGTAATCGCACTTCAAGCACCTATTGAATACACTATGAACGACAACGCTGAATTACAAAACGGACGCTGGGCTATGATTGGTATCATGGCAGCTCTAGGAGCGTACGCCACGACTGGACAAATTATCCCTGGTATATTTTAAATGAAAAAAATTACACTAGCTCTCGCAGCTACTCTATTCTCATCTCCAGTACTTGCTGGACCTTATGTCAACGTAGAAACCAAAGCTAAGTACACAGGTTCAGATTATAAGTCTATAGCTACAGACCTACACGTAGGTTATGAAAACAAATTTAACGATCTTGCATACTATATCCAAGGCGGTAAGACAATT